ATCACTTGATGATATTGACCAATATTTTAATATTAAATACAAAAATGATGAGAAAAAAGAAAAACAAATAGACAAGTTGAGGAGAGAAATATCACAAGCCCAAGAAGTAATATTGGCGACCGATGATGATCGTGAGGGTGAAGCAATAGCGTGGCATATTTGTTCTCTCTTTGATCTCCCCATTCAAACCACAAAAAGAATTATATTTCATGAAATAACAGAATCCGCCATTCAAAATGCCATGATGAATCCTAAAACATTAGATATGAATAAAGTGAACTCGCAACAAACACGCCAGGTGCTTGATTTGATGGTTGGATTCAAAGTTTCACCTGTACTGTGGAAATATATTTCTAGTAATGGTTTGAGTGCGGGTAGATGCCAAACCCCTGCCCTAAAAATCATTTATGATAATCACGTCGAAATCGCAAATCATCCAGGAAACACATTATACAACACAACTGGATATTTCAGCGGAGGGATTTCCTTTGAATTAAATAAGGAATATGATAGTGAAAATACCATGTGTGAATTTTTGGAAAAGTCTTGTGAGCACGATCATGTATTTACCCGTAGTGATCCTAAAAAAGTATTTAAAGAACCACCACAACCATTAACCACATCACGTATACAACAATTGGCAAGTAATGAATTACACATATCACCCAAAGAAACCATGAAACTATGTCAGACGTTGTACGAGGAAGGCTATATTACCTACATGAGAACTGATAGTAAAAAATACAGCGCAGAATTTGTTGAAAATGTAAAAACCTATATTATACAAAATTATAATGATAAAAGGTATATTCATAATGAAATTGACTCTTTAAAAAACAACATGAAGAGAGAAAACGAGGATACCCCGAGTCCTCCTCCAGAGAAAACCAAAACCAAACCCAAACCCAAAAAGACCAAAGGTGCGTCAAAAAAAGCGAAGGGCTCAGAAGGAGACAATGAGGTGAAACCCCAGGAAGCACACGAGGCGATTCGCCCAACTCATTTAGAAATGAGAGAATTAGGTGACGACAATGAAAAAATCAAGGCAAGAGAGAAACGAATGTATAAATTGATTTGGGAGACCACCCTAGAAAGTTGTATGGCTCCAGCGGAATATTATTCCATCACAGCAAACATTAGCGCACCCATGGATGCCAAATACGCCCTCACCAGTGAATTACTCGATTTTATGGGATGGAAAATCGTGGCGAACGATAAATCATTGAAAGACGAAAAGGAAAACAAGACATACCATATTTTGAATCAAAAAAAACAGGGGATTACAATAAAATATAATAAAATCACCAGTAAATTTGTATTGAAAAATCTAAAACAACATTACACCGAGGCGAAATTAGTTCAATTATTGGAAGAAAAAGGGATTGGACGACCATCTACCTTTTCAATGATTGTTGATAAAATACAGGACAAGGCATATGTGAAAAAAGAGGATATACCAGGAAAGCGTATTGTATGTAAGGATTTTGAATTGGAAGACGACACGATTCGTGAAACGGAAACGACTCGTGAATTTGGGAATGAAAAGAACAAATTAGTGATACAACAAATGGGTGTCGTGGTCATGGAGTTTTTATATAAACATTTCAATGAATTATTTAATTATGAATACACTAGCGAAATGGAAACAATTTTGGATAAAATAAGCAAAGGTGAAAAAGTATGGACTGAATGTTGTAACACTTGTTTAGGTGAAATCGACGGACTGATCGGTAAATTGAAAAATGCCGAGGTCGAACATACCACTAAAAAAACAACCGCAGGAAAACGCAGTGATAAATACGAAATACAAATAGATGATACACATAGTTACATTATTGGTAAATACGGTCCAGTGATTAAATGTACATTGGACCCTAAAAAAACCATGTTTCTCCCAGTGAAAAAAGATATCGATATTTCTATATTGGAAAACGGTGGATACAAATTACAAGACCTGGTTGACCCCAACGCGTGGACGGTTTCATCAAAAGGCGGTATTGGTGGAATCAATACGAATGTTCTTGGCACCTATGAGGACCAAGATCTCATTCTTAAAAAGGGCAAATTCGGTTTGTATGTGGAATGGGGTGAAAACACGAAATCCTTGAAAGTTTTTGGCAATCGCCCCATCGAAAACATTACCTATAATGATGTGGTAAAAGTCATCGAAGAAACGACCCCGAACGCGACCAGTAATACAGTTCGTAACCTAACGGAGACAATAAGCATTCGCCGCGGTAAATTCGGGGATTACATTTTTTACAAGAATGAGAAAATGTTTAAACCCGAGTTTTTCAAATTAAATGGCTTTCACGATGATTATAAATTATGCGATAAAAGCCAACTCATTTCCTGGATCAATGATACATATCATATTTATTAGACCAACCAAGTGTTTGTAATTATAAAATCTGAAAATTATATAATATTTTACATTATATAATTATGATGATGAGAGAAAACAACCCGACATACAAAAAAAATAAAAAATATTTCTACTTTTATGGTGCGCTCATTATTTTTGCATTGTACTATTTACTGACCTTACTAAGGAAAGAAGGGTTTATCGGTATGGTTTCACTTATGTAATTCTACTATTTTTTTCGTTTCAAATCCAAACATGTAATTTCAAATGTGAGCGCCAATGGCATATTTTGGAAATCTACATCTAACCCATTGTGATATCTAAATTCGATATTCAATTTTCGGATACTATTTAATGGAGGTTCAAATACTTTGGGGTTAAAAAAGCCACTACAATACGACAATGCTACCGGAGTACTTCCGACAGGTATTTTTCCAAATGCGTATTCAACCGCTCCATTTGTGATATTGGATTTTTGTGTAAATGCGTCATCGTTAAAAGGATATGTCATATCAATATTATTCCAACCATTAATTAATAAATAAATATAGGATTCACCTAAAATATTTATTTTAAATGGCGCTTTTATATAATAAGCATGTGACCCAAGTAATTCCGGATTAGGTGTTAACCAATACCCATTATCACCAGGAACAACATCACCATAAAAAAACCGAACATCTGACCCGTCATCCAGTGCTTGTTTTGAGTATTCATTTGTTTTAAGAATAAATCCTAAATTATTGGGTAATCCCCAATTGGTATATTGGGTAAATCGTTTTGAATTTATACATAATGAATTATAATATTCTTCTTGTTGACTATAAAAGGGGGAATCATTTGTAATCTCAAAAGCAGAACTCCTATTACCAAACCACATGTACTGACTTACATAGTTATAAACAACGACAAATTCGTTATATCCTGTAAATGAAGATAATACATCTGGTTTATTAATTGAAATATATTCTTTTAAATATTCGGTAACCGCCCAATTAAATTTATTTGTCAACTCCACCGCCAATTGTCCTACACTATAAAATCCAGATTCGATTTTAAATATGTATTCATTTTCTAAATTTGCGCTTAAACCATAATATATTGCTTGTTGTAACGGGTCGATTTCTCCACCAACAGGAACATTTGCCAATGGATTGTATATTTCAGTAAATTTAAACACCATATACACATTATTAAATAATTCATTAAATGTATCAATATTAATAGGAAGGGCCAATTCAGAAACATTCAATGTTTTCACATTATAAAAATCACGAGGTAATTCAATCTCGAAACTAGACGAGCTAGGATATTTTATAATATTTCGATCTTCTGAATGTACGGAAACATAATATTTCACTTCTTGATATTCTGCTGTATCACGAGGAACAGGCATCACTGGGTGATTTGTAAAAGTATTACTCATAAAATTACTCATTTTATATATATAAGATATAATATTAATATGTAATAATAACAAATATTTATTTTATTTTAACATTTATATAATATAAATAATATAAATATAAATCTATATAATATAGTATGTCTGGCGGAAATCCATTAGGAACATCTGGTCTTTCAACATCATTTAATAATAAACAAAGTTATCCCAATACGAGTGGTGGTAAAAACCAAGCATTTGTGAGTTTAGGTATTAAACAGCTCACCACAAGTATTCCACCAAACACAAATGATTGGGTATATAAATCATACACATACGGTACAACCGCTGTAAACACCATCACTCCATCCCCGTCTAGTTATAGCATATATATATCGCAAAATTTATATGTAGACGGCACTATATATGGAAATTTAGTGGGAACAGTAACAGCGCCGTCTGATATAGCGCTTAAAGAAAATATTAGTGATTTAGGACTGACCGTGGATGTAAATAAAATTATGGAATTAAAACCAAAATCGTATATATATAAAAAAGATAAAAAGGATAAAAAAATACATTATGGATTAATTGCTCAGGAAATGGAACAAGTGTATCCAGATCTTGTTTATAACGATAAAGGATCTAAAACAATAAATTATGTGGAGTTGATACCTTTATTATTATTGAAAATCAAGGATCTTCAAGAACAAATCGATGTCTTGAAAAATAAAATACTATAGTAAATACACTCAAACACAAAGACAACACACAAATACAAGCCCAAATATTTTCGAAATATCTCTCAGATATGATAAATAAAATATTTATTTATTATATAAAAGAATGATTCATATATTTATTATACCTGGAATTATCATCATTTTAATTACAATGATACTAGGGACAAATAATCCGAATACTTTATTTGGAGTAAATGTTGGTTTAGCACTTATGTTATTAGGCGTATTAACATATTTAGTCAATAGATGGAACGATATATACACTGTCAAAAATATATTTGAATTAATTATCGATTTATTTCCTTATTTACTAATGATACTTTCTATACTTGGGACAATATATATAATTGGAAAATATTTTAAAAAAATATCATCCGATACGGTAAGCGATAGTTTTAAAATTTTTAAAAATATGTTTCTCATTTTAACAATACTCCAAGTAACATCCATTATTTACTACTATTCCAAACCAAGTGACAAGAAAACTACCGATTATTTAATTTATATATTAGGAATATTCAATTTTGTATTTTTAATCATCATGTATACAAGTTTAACATATTTTTCAACAGATGGTTTTAGAAATATTACATCAAGTATAGGGTACCAATAGTTATAGGGTACCAATAGTTGGAATTCAACACTGATTAATTTTAGAAAATTTAAAAGTGAGTCCAATATGTGTATCGGTTTCCCAAATTCCGGAAATTTTCAATATA